AATAAATGGAAACCAAAATAATGTAACATTAATGCACGACAAAACTATCAAAGATATGTCGGTAGTTGAAAGTTGGATTATTGATAATCCTGAAATGGATAAGTCAAAAGCTTATGGTTTTAATTTAGAAAAAGGAACTTGGATGCTATCTATGAAAGTTAACAATCCTGATATTTGGGCAAAGGTAAAAGCAGGAGAAATTAAAGGGTTTTCTATAGAAGGTTATTTTGCTGATAAAGTACAAATGACTTCTAATAACAAAAAAATAATTGAACAACTAAAAGAGTTATTAAATGGGAACTAAAATAACAAGTCCTAAAGGCGGTAAAAGAGGATGCCTTTGTAAAGATAACACTTACAAAAAAGAATGTTGCACAGGTGAATTAGATGCACAAGGAGTTGGATCATTAGTTGAACAAACTATAAACGTAGTTGTTAATACTAATATTGAAAGAGTAATTACTAATTAATTAAATATGTACAAAAATGTCCTTAACAACGTGAAGCATTTACTTTCTATGGAAGTAAAACTTGCACAACAAACGCTAATTGATGGTGTAACCACTATCGAAGCAGAAGAGTTTGCACCTGAGTATTCAGTTGGTATAGTAACTCCAGATGGTGTTATTCCAATGCCAGTTGGTGAATATACTACAGCAAACGGAGAAGTTATTGTAGTTGAAACAGAAGGAATAATTGCTTCTATAGCTCCAGCAATGGAAGAAGCACCAGCTCCAGAAGTTCCTACAGAAGCAGCAGCAGAACCAGTAATGGCAGAAGCATCGGCTAAAAAAGTAGTAGAAACTGTATCTAAAGAAACTTTCTTTGCTATGGTTGAAAAAACTACTGAATTACAAGCAGAAGTTGAAAGATTGAAAGTTGAATTAGCAAGTAATATACCTGCAGCAACTCCAATTTCTCACAATCCAGAAAATGTAGTTGAAAAACAAAATTTTCAAATTGGAGCAAAAAGAGAAAGAACTACTCAAGATGTAGTATTTTCAAAATTATTTAAAAACTAAATTAACTAACTAAAAAAAATTAAAAAAAATGGCTACAACGCTTTCATTAACAACAACTTATGCAGGTGAATCCGCTTCCAAATATGTGGCGGCTGCATTACTTTCTTCTCCAACTATCGAAAACGGTGGTATTGAAGTATTACCAAACGTAAAATACAAACAAGTTTTACAAAAAATTGGTACTGATGGATTATTAAAAGATGCTACTTGTGATTTTACTTCTACTTCTACAGTTACTTTAACTGAAAGAGTTTTGACTGTAAAAGATTTGCAAGTAAACTTGGAATTATGTAAAAAAACTTTCCATACAACTTGGCAAGGAATTGAGCAAGGATATTCATCTTTTGATGTATTGCCTCCTTCATTTCAAGAATACTTAATCGGTTATGTAGCTTCTAAAGTTGCTGCACAAAATGAGGTTTCAATTTGGAATGGTGCTACAGGTACAAGCGGTCAATTTGATGGTTTTGTAACTAAAATAGCTTTAGATGCTGGATTACCAACTGCACAAGAAATTGCTGCTACTTCTACTAACATTACTGCTGCTTCAACAGTAATAGCTGAATTAGGTAAAATAGTTGATGCTATTCCTGCTACACTTTACGGTAAAGAAGACTTATATTTATATGTTTCACAAGCAACTGCTCGTGCTTATGTTCGTGCTTTAGGTGGATTCGGAGCTTCTGGCTTAGGTTCTAATGGTACTAATGCAATGGGTACACAATGGTATAACAACGGAAGTTTAACTTTTGACGGAGTTAAAATATTTGTTGCTAATGGATTAAATGCAACTCAAGCAGTAGCAACTACAAAATCTAACTTGTTTTTTGGACTTTCTTTAAATTCTGATATGCAAGAAGTAAGAATTATAGATATGGCAGAAACTGACGGATCAAACAATGTAAGAATTGTTATGAGAATGGCTGCAGGTGTTCAATACGGAGCAATCGAGGATATTGTAACTTACGGTATTACAAACTCTGCTAACTAATAGCAAAAATAGTTAAAAAAAAGGTGGTGCAATATACGCCACCTTTTTTATTATTAATCATTAAAAAAATATACTATGCCTTGCGATATCACATTAGGAAGAATTGAACCTTGTAAAGATTCGGTTTCAGGACTTAAGAATTGTTATTTTGTAAACTTTGGTAAAATTACTGGAGTTACTTATAACGCTACAAATACAGATGTAATTGATTCAGTTACCGGAACTGCATTAAATGCTTACAAATACGAATTGAAAGGAACAAATAGTTTAGATCAAACTATTACCTCTTCAAGAGAAAACGGAACTACTTTTTTTGAGCAAAGTTTAAAACTAAACTTAAAAAAATTAACTGCTGTAGATCACAAACAAATAAAACTTTTAGCTTATGGACGGCCACAAGTAATTGTTGAGATGAATAATGGAAATTTATTTCTTTGCGGTTTAGAGTATGGAATGGAATTAACTACAGGTTCTATTACTTCAGGAGTAAATCTAGGCGACGCATCTTCTTATTCAATCGAGTTCAAAGGAATGGAAAAAGTTCCTGCTAACTTTATTGGAGTATCTTTAGCTACTGCAGGATTTACAGTTGTATCTGGTTCATAATTGTTTTTTCATATTGTTTTTAAACCTCACTTTAATAGTGGGGTTTTTTTATTAAAAACAAAATAGTACAATTTACGTTATATAAGTATGATAATTTTAAAAGATTACACATTTACGCAAAATTTTAAGTTTATGCCAAGAAGCACAAGTATAGCTTCAATGGTTTTTACGGATGAATTAACAAATACTTCAACAACAATAAACAATCCAACTTTAGTAACAGAGTTGTATTATGTTAAATTTGCATCTAATAGAACTTTTAGTTTTTTAATTGATGGACACACATACATTTTAAATTGTTTTGATGCAAATGGAGTTCCTTTATTTAGAGAAAAAATTATGTGTACAAATCAAGTTATAAAAGATTATACAATTAATAATGGTGATTACGTAGCAAACACTACTACAAACGAATATGTAATTTATGAGTAATATACACTTTATACAATTAGCAGATTACCAAGCACCCAAAATAAGCGAAAATAAGCGTGATGAATGGGTAGATTTTGGAGAAGATAACAACTATTATCAATTTTTAATAGACCGTTATAATGGTTCTACTACAAACAATGCTGTAATTAATAACATTACTAAATTAATTTACGGCAAAGGTTTAACAGCAAATGATGCTAGTAGAAAGCCGAATGAATATGCACAAATGAAAATGTTATTTTCTAAAGATACTTTAAGAAAAATAACAAAGGATTTAAAATTATTAGGCGAGTTTAATTTGCAATTAATCTATAACGAGAAAAAAGATAAAATTGTAAGAGTTGAACATTTGCCTACTAATTTAGTACGTAGTGAAAAATGTAATAAAGATGGATTAGTTGAAGCTATTTATTATTGTGATAATTGGCAAGATACAAAGAAATTCCAACCTAAAAGATTACCATTATTTGGCTACGGAACTAAAGGCGATAAATTAGAGGTTTTAAGAGTAGGTAATTATACAATAGGACAAAAGTATTATAGCAATATTGATTGGATTGGAGCAACAAGTTATGCGACTCTTGAGCAAGAAATTAGTGATTATCTTATAAATGATGTTCAACGCGGTTTTAGTTCGAGAGCTATAATAAATTTTAATAATGGAGTGCCTACAGAGGAGCAACAACAAATAATATCTTCAAAAGTTAAAAAACAATATACAGGAAGTAAAGGAGATCCTGTTATAATTGCTTTTAATTCAGATGAAACTAAAAAAACAACTATTGATTCAGTTCCTTTAGATAATGCTCCAGAACTTTATAAATATTTGTCAGATGAATGTTTAGCTAAAATTATGTTAGCTCACAATGTTACTAGTCCTTTACTTTTTGGAATTGCAACTACTACAGGATTTTCTGCAAATGCGGATGAATTAAAAAATAGTTATATTTTATTTGAAAATATGGTTATTAGACCATTTCAAGAATTAATTTGCGATGCTTTAGATAAAGTTTTAGCGTTTAACGAAATTAGTTTAGATTTAAAATTTAGCCAATTACAGCCACTTGATGTTGATGGTGAATTAACTAAAACTGTTGATGCAAAAACACAAATGAGTTCTCAAGAAATTGATTTATCAAAATATGGTGAAGATATTAATTTAGATGAATGGGAATTAGTAGATAGTCGTAAAGTTAACTACGATGAAGAAGCTTCTTTAGATGCACAAATAGAAGCATTAAATAACCCTAAAAAATCTTTATTAAGTAAAGTTTATGAGTTTGTAAGTAGTGGAACTGCAAGACCTAATTCAAAAAGCGAACAAGATGGTGAATTATTTAAAAGCCGTTACAGATATACCGGTAATCTAAGTAGTAATTCTCGTGAATTTTGTAATAAAATGATTGGTGCTAATAAATTATATCGTAAAGAAGATATTATTGCAATGAGTAATCAAGCAGTTAATGAAGGATGGGGCCCTAAAGGAGTTGATACTTACGATATATTTTTGTATAAAGGTGGTGGTGATTGTCATCATTTTTGGACACGTGAAACTTATAGAAGGAAAGCAGATGTTAATTCACCTTTAGCAGAAGAAATAACTGCATCAAAAGCACGTAAAGAAGGTGAAATTTTACCAACTAATGACAAATTAGTTTATACTGCTCCTAAAGATATGCCTTACAATGGATTTTTACCAACTAATAAAAGATTTCAATAATGGCAAAGGCACTTTTTATTACAAGAGATGATATAGTAAAATTTACCGCTTTAAATGGTAATATTGACACAGATAAATTTATTCAATATATTGCTATTGCTCAAGATATACATTTACAGAATTATTTAGGTTCTAAACTATTTAAAAAGTTTAATGATGGTATTGTAGCAAATAATTTAACACAAACTTATAAAGACCTTTTAAGCGACTATATTAAACCTATGTTAATACATTGGTCAATGGTAGAGTTTTTACCTTTTAGTGCTTATACAATAGCTTCAAAAGGAGTGTTTAAACATACTTCTGAAAATGCTAATGCAGTAGATAAATCGGAAATTGATTATTTAGTTGAAAAAGAAAGAAGCGTAGCAAATCATTATACTACAAGATTTATTGATTATATGAGTTTTAATCAGTCTAAATTTCCAGAATACAATCTAAATAGTAATGGAGATATGTTTCCAGATTCAGACGCAAATTTTACAGGATGGGTGCTATAGTTAGAAAAATGTATTTAGTTTCTCACTTAGAGAACGAAAAAAAGTTAAAGAAATTTTTAATAAAA